TGTTTACTTCAAAAACTGAAAGAAAAAAAGTACAAAGAGAAATAGAAGCAGACGCTAGGTTTGAAAATGTTAAGTCCAGCGATGGTGACTTTAAGATATCTCATTTTGAAAATGCCCCTTCTTTCTCGTTTGTAGGTAGAACCTTAGACACGTTAAAAAGTAAAGGTGTTACAATAGACGTGCAAGAAGAGATCGTTAAATTATTTATTGACGCACTACCTGAAACTTCTTTTGCTAAATCCTTACAAAAACGTAAAGGGTATGAAGGTCACATGGACAGCGCCATAGACGCGTTTAGTACAAAAGCCTTTGATCTAGGGAGGCAAATTGTACGTCTTGACCACAGTGCTAGAATTTTAAAAATAATGAATGATATAAATGCACAAAAAGAACCTGATCCAGCAGCTATGAAAGCTAAGAGTTTTGTAGGTAAACGTAAAGAAGATATAACCGCGTCGTTTAAAGCTGTAAAAGAAGAGTTAATAAAGCGGGGAGAATTTGCGCGAAACCCTCCCAGTGAACCGCTTGTTAAGCAAACCAATCAGTTTGCATTTATTTACACCATTGGATTTAACGTTTCTTCTGCTATCGTAAACTTGTCTCAGCTACCCTTGTTTGTTATGCCGTATTTAGGTGCTAGGTATGGAGAAAAAAATACTTTTATGGGCGTTGGAACAGCATCGAGGCTTGTCACAACGGCTCGTAATAACGTGTTAGATTTCTACGATATAAATGATCAGGGAGACTATATACTAAAAAGTAATTTAAACTTATCTCCTAATCTTAAAAAAGAATTTGAGCGCGTACTACCTGTTGTAAAAATGGGGGCAGAACAAGGTTTGTTAACTACTTCTTTTATAAAAGACGCTTTAGGGTTAGATGAATCAGGTAGAAAACGTAGTTTTGGTGATAACGTAGCTGCATGGTCAGCTTTCTTCTTTAACCACGGAGAACGTTATAACCGTCAAACTACTTTACTTTTGTCATATAATTTAGAATTATCAAGATTAGAAGGTAAGAAAGGTTTTGGCACTAGAACTGCAGCCGAAGCAAAATTGACAACTTCTGATAGACAGATAGCTGCGGCTAACAGTGCTGTACGTCAAACAGAAGAAACCAACGGCGGCGCAGTATTAGAGACAGCTCCTAGAATTACACAAAGAGGTTTAGGTCGAATTGCATTTATGTATAAAAGTTACGGACTTCGAATGTACACCACTATGTTAAGATCAGCGTTGACCATGATAGACAAAGATATGAGCAAATCTGAACGTAAAATTGCGGTAAAACAAGTTGCGTATATTCATGGATCAGCTTTATTTTTTGCAGGTGTGCACGGCATACCGATATACGGAGCAGCAAGTGTAATTTATAATCTACTTGTCGCAGGTGAAGATGACGACGACTTCGACACTGCTGTACGTAAATATATAGGGGAAGGGTGGTTTAAAGGTGCACTTGCTATGACAGGTATTGACCCATCGAACCGTATAAGGTTAACAGGTCTGTTACTACAGGAAAACAAGTTTGACAGAAACAGTGACTTAGAAGGTCTAATAGGATTTCACCTTGGCGGCCCTGCTCTAAGTAGTGCGAAGAGAGTGCTACGAGGCGCAAAAGATTTATACAGCGGAGAAATTAGACGTGGTACAGAAAGCCTTATGCCCGCAGGTGTAGCAAACATGGTAAAAGTTCTTCCATTTTTAGGTCGTATATCTGCAGAAGGTGGATACAAATCTAGACGTGGTGATATTATATATGACGATGTAAATGTACTTGAAAGTGCAGGACAGTTTCTTGGATTTGCCCCTACTGGGTACATGCTGGAACAAGAACGAAACAATATAGTTAAAGGTATAGATACCGCTATAAGTAGAGAACGTTCTAAATTATTAAAACAATATTACGTTGCCAAACGTTTCGGTGATTTTTATGGTATGCGAGAAGTAAGAAAAGATATGCGTGAGTTTAGTAGAAAGCATAGAGAGGCAGCGATTACTTCTGAGACTATTGATCGTTCTATGAAACAACATGCAAAGACATCTCTAGAGATGTACAATGGTATTCGTTTGAACCCATTGATGCGAGAGACCTTAGAAGATAGCCGTAACGATTGGGATCAAGGATTACAGTTGTTTGATTAAAAAAACCGCCCGCGTTTGTAGCACGAGCGGCCTAGTTAGGGCGGAGAGTGACAGTTGTTTCTGTCCACCCCTTTATATCACACAGTTCTCCATATGCGAACCCCTAATTTCCCGTCCTCTACTCTAACTTGGGTTTCTGTTTGCCAACCCCTAGCAGTTGTTATCTTCTTTGCTTGCTCTATCGCCACCTGGGTGTTTACACACAAGATAAACACAGAGGAACTTGTTACCATGTTATCCCAGTTAACTATAATCCGTACCCCATCAGGGCATAGATCATTTAACTTCAGTATTCCCTGTCTTATTTTCATTCTCTATCGAACAGTCTACAGCTACAACGTGAGTCACAGGTAAATTCATATGTGTACCTTTACTCAAGCGCATCTTAGTGCTTGTCGCTCCTAGTTTTGTTTTAAGGTCGTGTATAAAAGAATTATAGTTTATCTGTTGTTCTCCACACCACGCTTTTAACGGTTTGGGTATTAGGTAAACGCGCTTTAAATCTGTTTCATACCGTGCGACTAGCTTACCCCTTGGGAGTGCTTCTGGTATAACAAGCGATGTAACATCTCCATCTTGTTTACGAAGATCATCGGTGCTTTTGATCCACAGCACGTTGCTCCAATGCTCATGTATGTAGTCGTTTAATGTTTCTTCTACAGATATACTCATATCCGCAACCTGCCGCTTGTTTTCTTTTAGCCGTTCTATAATCCACGAAAACACCTTAGATGTATCGTACTGGATAAGCCCTGCTCGTTTCGCCATTATCAAACCTACAATAGTTGTAGTTGCAAGGACAGACCAATAACGATTTTCAGCGGTCAGATGGGCCTTGCGATCTACAGCCTCCTGTACTTCTCCAAGAAGCGTAATAACTGCATCTAAGTTACTCATAATGTACTGAATGTACACCTTACCCGCGTGCCCATAATTATTTTTTATGTCAGCGCTAAACTTATCTGTTTCTCCCTTGGTATCAAAATGTATACGGCTCACTCTACATTCTAATATTCTTTGTGCCTCTGCTTTTGGCATAGCTTTTGTCATACTAATACGTTCCACAATACTCGTGTTGCCCGTAGTTACGGCGAGTAGCTTCCATGCGTTACCACGAGCACGTTCAGTATTACTATTAGCTGACATACGACCCCGCTGACGACCACCTGTGAGTTGGTAAGCAAGGTTTGATAACTCCTTACCGCTTGTGTTGGTAAGCTCATCTATGTACAAAGGTAAGTTGTGATATAGCTCGCCACGGTTCATCTTTGTGTTATAGGTGTCTTCCTCCTGTAGTACCAAGTCTTCAGGGTCACCCCACACAGATACACCTGCAAACATAGCGGTTGTTTTGCCTACACCTGATTCCTTACTATGTATGTGTAACCCCGCACAATTTATTGGCAAGAACTGCATAAGAGGAGAACCGAACGACGTACCAACTACAAATTGATGTAGTTCAAAGTTATCTCGGTTGTAAAAGTTTAATGTTTCTTTCCATTTCTCTAAAGAACCTTTTGGTTCAAAGGACGGGAACAACCCTACAGTTTGAGAGGATGGAGGGTTAAAGTCTACCCTATCTTTAAATATTTCTTGGTTACCAAGTATAAAGGATTTGCACTCGTCGTTTGACCAACCAAATTGTCTGTGCGCTTCATCAGCTTCGCTCTGTGATTGCAGTTCGTTTACCCATGTTGTTGTGTATTGCATCAATTCATCCATTCTCGCTACTGCTATGCCTTGCATAGACAATTGTTTACGGAGTTCTTCCTTGGATGTTACCGCTGTAAGTGGCACGGTAAACTCCCTAACTCCATCTTTTGGGAGATGTAACCGCATAACGATAGCCTCTCCAATCTCTACGTCTCTAATCCTCCTAACAACATACAGGTCGTTATGGTATATCTGCCTATGTTCTTCCTCTCCATCTATATCTTTAACGCGTACATATATACCGCCATTAGCACCCCTAAAGTACGGTGCAGGGTAGTCTGGTATATCTGAAACGCTTGGCGCTTGTTTTATTACATGACCTAACGCTAATGGATTTGTTATCTTGCCCTTATGTTTACAGTTTGTACAGCCGTTAGGGTTATATTCCTCAAATCTCTCACAAGAGTACGGCCCTTTTATACCAGCCACCTTCTCTTCTGTTAGCTTCTCATCATACCCTGCATGCCCTTTAGACATAAGATCAATGGCTTTACCACTGTCAGTACAGGCTTTCGCTATAGATAACCCTGCTCTCCACATAGGTTCACTTAAATTTTCTCTGTTCTGTATTATATTCTTTATCTGTTCACATCCATTACCCTTTACAGTCTTAGATAGTATAATCTTAAACTCAGTATTGGAGTTCTCCGCAAGCAAAGAAGCTACAGAGTTAGGTGTCATTGTCTTAGGCACTGGTATACTATCTCCACCAAGCAACTCGGAGAACTGATCAAAGTCTACCAGATCATTAGTTGGTACACCGATAAAACTTACGTCCTTGGCGACACCGTTCTTGTAGTTATGTGTATTTGGTACGCGTAGTATCCTAGCAACGTCCGCTGTAACTACAGGGTCAGCTAAAAGCTTATGCTCTACACATAGTTTCTTTAGACGAGTTGCTACAGGTAACCAATCGTCAACTATTACTGACTCAGACAACAACCAATATACGTGCACCCCGTTACCAGAACTCACCATAACAGGTTTAGGTAAAGATAGCGTCTTACAAAACCGACTCAGATCTGTAAGCGCGTCCTTTTGAGTAGGGTATTCCTTACTCGGCCCACAGTCTAGGTCAAGAAAGAATGACCTAATGTTCTTTACGTTATCTGCTTTACGTGACTGACCTGTCTCAAATGTAGACAGCCCGAAGTATATATCAAATCCTTGTTCATCTAGGTCTTTAGACGCATCTACAACTGCATCTATTGAGGGGTATAGCTTCTGTATTCTACGCTCATCGCTAAAAGCACATACGCAGTAAAAGCCATCGTCACCTAGTACCCTCTTTAAAAATGTTTTTGTTTCCATAATATCCACCCACTAGTGCCGAAAGACACCACGACAGGGACATCGACGAATATCCTTTTTGGTATAAACCTAGTCGTGGCGGAGTTCCATCGGGTGTTAGTCGTCCCAAGCATCAAGTACGGAACTCAAGTCGTTGTCAGCCGCGGTGGGTGGTGGAGCTGATTTCCTAACAACTTTCTTTGGTTCTTCTACTACCTCTTCGTCAAAGTCATCTACGGGTAACGTAACCACGTTAGATTTCTTAGCAGGTTCGGAGAAAGGATTGGCATCTTCTATGGTAAAGCCACCATCTACCGTGCCAAACGGGTTGTATTCGTTTCGTGCGGCGAGTTTAATAACCTGTACGGCGCGTAACCTTAAACTCACATTTTGCTTCCCACCAAAGTCATAGGGGTTAAATTGTACAGCAACATTAACAGTACTACCTGTTGTTAGTTGAAAATCAGAAGCTAACTTGTTACCTTGAGAGTCCAACTGCATAGGTGGCTTTGTTAAACCTGTGCTGTATTTTCCTTTTAAAGTAGCCTTACCAGTATAAGTACCGTCATCGTCTTTAACAAAAGGGTTTGCCAACTTTTCAGCCCAGTCCTTCTTTTTGTTAGCCGCATACGCTTTAGACATCTCCATAAATAGAGCCTTCGCTACAGCGTTGTCCATACGGAACTGTATAGAATACTCCGCATCTTTTTCTGAAGGGTCACAAGGCATACTTCTTTTTATCGGTGCAGGTTTAAACACATAGGTAGTGTCAATTTTAGGCCACAGTGCCTCTACGTTTTCAATAATATACATCTCAGTCATTTTCGCTCTCCTTAAGAGGTTTAGGGTTTTATATGTCGTCATCCAAATCAATATCTGCAATGATATCGGTTGGTTCTTCGAAGTGTTGATCCCACTTACTTGTGGACTCACTTTCTTTTTTCTTATTGGTCAGAGCATGGGATACATCACCAACATTAAACCTATAAGTACTACCTATTTTAATGTAGGTATCTTTAGGTATGTGGTTCTGCCTTACCCATGATCGGACAGTAGATATAGATACACTAAAGTGTTTTGCTACATCTTCAATTGGTACAAATGGATCACTCATTACACCGCCTCCTTGCATCCAAAGTCGTTAAATGGCGTATAAAAGGTGTCAGGGTTCTTAAACGAATCAAGAATAGTTTTTAATTCTTTAATGTGTCGCCCCGCATCTTCCTTTGTAATTGGTAGGTTAACGCCAAAGAGTATTGGAGATACAAAATTTACCCCCGCAGAATAGGCAATCACTTGTGCTTCTTTCGCCATTGCTTGGATCTTCATAACCTGCCTCATTGTGGCTGTAGTTTCATGTACATTTATAACATTTTTTATAGTTTCTTGTTTATTAACACTCATTATTTTTTCCTTACAGAAATTACAAATTCCTTGTCGATCTTCAAACCGTCTGGAATTGTGTTTGGGTTTTCTTCTAGGAATTGTTTGATGTTAGTGGTATTAAGACGTTTGTCAAGAAACTCTGGCACGTTATGCTCCATAATAAATTTGTGCATAGCCTCCCAGTCACTTGTCCAATACTTTGTCTTAGACGATCTAAAAAACAATCCCGCAGAAGTTCTTACGCTTTCCAAACCGTGGTTCTCACAGTAGTCAAGCAATGCTCTTTTGAGGATATCCTGTTGTCTCACAAGTTTATCATCCTCAGTCTTAAACTTTGCTGATAATACTGACCGCTCTGTACGTATCTTTATAAACGCACTGGTCATCTTCTCAGCTCTATCATCGCTCATTATACTCTCCTTTGCCTATCGAGAATTTATATATAGTATCTATTGATACGCTAGTCAAGTACCTCGTTGTAAAGATCTATCAACTTTGCGTGAACGTTGAGTCTTCTATCTAATAGTCTGTAAACGTGTTTTTCTGCGGCAGATCCTTGTAGTTGTACCACCGTAGATTTATGCACCTGTCCTGATCTATGCACCCTAGCATTAGCTTGCTCATAAGTTTCTAAGGAACTCGTCGGCCCCCACCATACTACTGTATTAGCGGCTGTTAACGTAACACCATGTGCGGCGGCTTGTGGCTGTATAACTAAAACCTTTGGGTCTGGAGTAGTTTGAAAAGTTTTAAATATCTGTGTACGTTTAGGTGCGGATACATCTCCGCGTATAACTTCAGTTGTTATACCCTCTGACCGTAGTTTATTCGTTAAGATATCTATGACATGCTTGAAAGGTACAAACACTAGGATTTTCTGGCTTGATTCGTCAATCACTTCTCGGAGCACTTTGTATCGGTGTTTGATGTCAAACTCTAACGTAGACCCCTCGTCAGTATACACAGCACCTGCGGATATTTGTAGGAGTTTGTTCAAACCTACTGCCGCGTTTATAGCGGTGACTTGTTCTCCTGTGATATTCATGACCAGCCTGTCTTTGAGTTGCTTGTAGTATTTCTTTTGCTGGCGTGTGAGTTCTACCTCACGTTTGACATATACCATCGGTGGTAAGTCTAAGCACTCTTCTTTTGTGAACCGTATAGCAGGTTGCA